AATCGTCATCACTGTTGTAGTCATCATCATACTCTTCAATATCATCGCTATCAATAGAGTATTCGATAGCCGTATCGAGATAAGCATCTATTCCCATGAGACTTTCTAATACACTGTCTTTTACTCCGTGATCCAGCAATGTATTAACAAAATCACTGGCAACGTCCTTACGTTGTTTTTCAGGAATATGTTCTACTACTACACCCCACAAATCTGCAATTAAATCGTCCTTCATTCATTTGCCTCCGTTTCTGATTCAACAACTGTAGTTATCTCAGATTCGGATTTTTCGCCATAATTAGCAATTTCGTTCATGATTGTAGTAAGTCCTTCTTTTTCATCACGTTCCCATGCCTTGCGAAACTGTTTAATAATTTCGCCTTCACGAGTTGTATAAACCAGGCTGTTGCCTTCTTTTTTAAGAAAACCTTTTGCTTCAAACAAATCTACTAGTCCTGAATTAGGACTCATTCCTGTTTCATAAGGAATCTCAACCTGTACACTTTCAAACGGTTTAGAATAACGTGTCTTCATGATTTTACAGGCAGCACGGATACCATGTACTTGAGAAGTTTTATTGCCATCAGCATCAACTTTTAGTTTGAGTTTACGCATGGCAACCACAATACTTGATGCATAGATAAAGCCCTGTCCACCTGAAATTTTATCATCTGGATCAAACATGTCTTGACTTGCATAGGTATGATTAGTACATACCATACCTACATTATAACTGCCAAACATGTTGACACAATTACGAACCAATGCTGTCAGGGCTTTGGGCTTACGACCCATGTCACCTTTTAAGTCGCCTGCTTCAAACTGATTGATATCTGTTGGAGTCAACAACATTCCGAGACTGTCAACTACAAACAACACCTTAGGACGTTCTTCGTCCGGCATGGTTTTGTATTCTTTCATGAACTCGTGAATGGTCCTGGCAACATCATCAATCATTGCCATGTTAAGTTTAAGCAATTTGTCTTCGCTAGTATCAACACCCAGTGCCAATAACCATTTTTCATCAAGAGCGTTTTCACTGTCAACCAGTACTACATAGATGCCCTGCTCTTGTGCTGCCTTGATAATATTACCACTACAGATATAACTCTTACCTGCACCGCTTTCACCTGCAAACACTGTGACTTTTCCAAGGGGAATACCTCTGTTGAAATGCCCACTAATTAAATAATTTAATGCATGGTTTCCTGTTGAAACCCAATCTGTAGGATCGTTAAATCCTACACCTAACCCATCAATTGATTTGGTTAGACTTTTTCTAAACTTTGAAATATCGAAAGCCTTTGCCATATTTGTATCCTATTGAAAAGAGTACGGGAAGGAATCCCGTACTGAATATCTACTGCTCGCGACTACGAATCATTTTTAAAATGTCTTGAGCACGACTTGATCCTTCTGCTTCATCACCTTTAGTGGTAGATTCAGTTTTTGGAGGATCAGGATCAAACGGAGGATCAGTATCCTCGGCAGGCGCAGATGTAGGCGCGGGCGAAGCTGCTTTAATAGGCGCACTAGACTTGTTAGGATCGCCAGTGGCAGAACCCATACCTGCAGGTTTAAAGTATTGTCCCCAGCGTTCTAAATCATATGCTTCACCGTCGACGCTTGCTTCAAACATCTCTTTCATAACTTTCAGTTCAACGTCGCTTGGCTTCTTTGGTAAGAAACTGCTTAAATCAAACAGTCCAAATTGCTTAATAGCACCTTGCTCTTCTGCTGTTAGAGCACGTTCACGACGACTCCACTTCGAAGTACTATAGTCAGCATAGCCACCCTTGCTGGTTTTAGCGATACGGAAATCAACACCACGTAGGGCATCAGTTGGTAATTCTTCCAACTCTGGATCCATCAGTGCTGAACGGATAATTTGATAAATTTGAGGACCAATGATAAATCTACGAATTGGATTCTCTGGAGTAGTTTCTTCATTCAATGGATCATCTGCAACAAATCCTTGAAAGATATAACTACGCTTTTTCCAATACTTACGACCCATGTCCTCAAGACTCTTGTCTTTGAACCAGCCGCGTACTTCTGAAAGTATTGGGCAAACTGAACCATCATTATACATCTCAACGCAGGGTACTTGTACCTGTACTTGACGACTATCTGACTCGCCTTTGACTCCTGCAAATGGTAGTTTAATCATCGCACGTTCTACCCAAAAGAACGTGTTATCTGAGTTGCCGTCAGGTAAGAAACGAAGTACTGCTTCTTTTCCTTCTTGCATGTTCCAATGTGGGTAAATTGCGTTATCACCGCCTCCGCTTGAACTGCCGGATGCTTTGTTTTGTGATTCTTGAAGTTTTGCTCGAATTTCTGCTAATGATGCCATTTTGTATGCCTCCTTGTGCCTATAAAATAAATGGTATTACATGCCTTTTGCATAATACATATTATGCACTTTCTATTTAGCAAAGTCAAATATTTTTAAATTTTTTCAGCCAAAATAAAAGGCCCTTGCGGACCAATTATTTTTAGTTTAGATTACATGCCTAAGCCTTGACTGATTCCAGATAGTCGTTTGATGTCTTCTAATTCTGGAACTGGTTCTTCAGTTTGAACACTTTCAGATTCGCCTTGAGAATCTTGCAAATAACTGTATGCACTTACGAAATCACTAGAAAAGTCTTCGTCATAGTTAAACCATGAACTAGTCTCCTTTCTGCCTATTTCTTCTGAAGAAACTTTCATTCCTAAACCAATTAACTCTTCAGCTCTTCCAGATGTACTAAGATTTGGGTTAATATCAAAGACTTTTTTGGCTAGTTGTTCGGACCAAAACTCTGCTCGCTCTTCAGTCATTGACTTGCCTGCAGATTCATCAACATCGATATAGTCACTAACAAAATCAGCTACTTGTTCATAAGGATCGCCTCTTCCGCCGTGAATGCCTTTTTGAAACATATAGTCATATGCCGTTTGATACAAGTCGTCAGACATATCACCGGTACGTTTAAACTGTTCGACATCTTTTGGCATATCAGCTAGAATATCTTCAAACGATCCAGGACCTTCGTTGGTTTGCATACCACTTAGTTCTTTTATTCTTGACATTTTCGACGATTCTGTTGCCTTGACATCACCGCCTCCGGCCCATACTGCTTTTGTTCGTGTTTCACCGGGAACTTGCAAGTATAAGGTATTAGGATCGCCAGCATCTACTGCGTGTACCACGTACTGTTTGCCCATGTATTCTACAGTGTCGCCTTTGTTAAATTGATTGGCTGCTGTTTGAGATCCTTGTGCACCTTTTGCTAATTCTAGTGAATTTGCCATTGCGCCTTGTGTAGGAGTTGCACCTGGTTTACGGATATAAACAGTATTTGGATCATCGCCTTGTCCTGCTAGCCCAGCAATTTCATATTCTTCGTCTTTACCTTTGAATACAACACGATCCCCTTTCTTAAACTGACTCACTTGTTCAGTTTGCATTCCAGCAAGTTCTCTCATTCTGCCTAACTCTTGTAGTGCTGGTTGAGACTGTTCTGGTGCCATACGTTCTACCATTTTGCGAGCAGCCTGTTCTGCACGTTCACCGAACTTTTTACCTACCATTGTGGCAACGCCTTCTGGACCTTTAGGGAATGTTCCTGTTTCTTTATCGTAAAAACTATTAATAAACTCTGCCAATTCTTTGGTATCAACTGCTTGACGCATACCTTTCTTAGCCAAATGTCTTGCTTTATGCTTAACAGTATTTCCATACTCATCCTTATCAGACATTGGTTCATCGTCTGCATCAAACGGTGCATCGTCGTCAGTGTCTTTATCACCTTCAACTTGCTGTTTCTTGAGCCATTCTTTAGAACTGATATTACGTTCTTTTTCTTTTTCTAAATCCTGTGTAGAAACACGCCAATCGTTGTTACCTTTGGCTTTGCGTAGTGCTGCCGGAACATCGCTCTTTTTAGCACCGTCTTCATCTTCACGCATGTCACCAAACTCAATCTGATCCATGATTTCCGGTGCATTGTTCTCTAACCACTGCTTTACCATGACCCTAGCATCTACACCCGGATCATCTTTTGCTGCCTGTTCAATTTCTTTATGCAGTGCCGGATCGTCGATGATGCCTGTTAGGCTTTCAATGGCATTGGTGCCATCAACACCTGCTGGAAATTCTTGATCCATTAATTCGTTAAGTTCTCTAACAGCGGCATCCTGTTGTTCTGGATCTTGCACTGCACTGCGTTCACCCAGTGTCATTGCCCACTCTTCAAACTGTCCAAATGGATCATAAGAAGATGTTGCATCTTCTTGCACATCTTCCTCTTCTGTTGTCATTTCAACAATGTCATCATAATCAACAGTGTTGTCATTTTCCTGCATTAATTTATACAACACTGGAAATACTGATTTGATGTCTTCTTTGAAATTACGCACTGTGAATTTTTCTGTAAAGTCTTCAACAACTTCTTGTGGGACTTCTGGCATTGCCTCTGCCTGAAAGTTTTCAATGTATGACTCATAGTGACTCTGTTTAGACATGCGTTTTAACTGTTCTCTTAGATGATTCAGCGCAGTTGAACTGCGTTCAACAATGTTGTTGGTACTGCTGTTCATTAAATCATTACGTACAACATAGTTGTTAAAAGATTTCAACTGTGCAATCTGCTCACTCATTTCTATAATACTTTTACCCACATCATCGTAAGGCAATCCGCCATTGGCAACGTGACGCTGCATGGCGCGGGCACCTGACAGATGAATAAAAGGATACTTGAAACGCTCACCGTCTTGATTTTCTACAAACAGTGATGAAATGTGTCTAGTCCTAGCACCTGGTTGCGTATCGTCTACTAATGCTTGACTATGTTTGATAATCAATCTTGTATCCATTAGTTTTTGGAAACTCATTGTCTTGGTTCCATACATGGTGCTTTCGTTCATTTGGCTTTCTCCGACTGGTGTGGTATTTGCGGGTTGTGTCATAGTAGTATCGTCATTGTTGTTTTTTTGTTGTAGAGCATTTTGACTGAGAAAGGCATAATCTCTTTCATCTAAGTTATCTTTAGTAATGTCTCTAGTGTCAAATGCCATTAGTCTACGCTTGGCAAATTGACGTAGTTCTTTTAAAAACCCGTACCAATTTGTCTTTTGTCCTTGATCCATTGCTTCTGTTATATCTGAAGAAAAATAGACTTTCATGGAATTTGGTTCTGCTAAACTGATGCTTACATGCCCAATGGGTCTTTCACCGTCCATATAATCAAAGTCAAAAAATCTTGCTTCGTTTGGATTAATTGTGATAGTGCCGTCTTCGGACCCTAGTTTTAATCCGCGAAAGCGACTTCTAACTTTATAGAATAAATCGGTGGCTATATTATCAGTTGCATTCATACGTATATTTATCAATAATTGTTGCTAATGAAGATAGGCATTGGCATTTCGTCTTCTGTCATTGTATCTGTCATTTTTTCGTAAATCTTAGGATCCCAGTCTGCTAATATCTTAGCCATTCTGATAATCAACAGCATAGCACTAACTAAGTCGTCGTGCTCGCCACTTTTTGCCTTGAATCCCAGTCCTGAGGCAACATAGGTTTTAAGTTCTGATATCAAAGGCTTTGAATTGATAGTCATGGCGCGGGTTTCAATCATGTGCTTTAACTGGCTACACGATGAAATTTTCTGCTTGTGTGTGGTATTGAATCCCTTACGGAATCGGCGAACATGTCCTTTACGCACTGGCTCAGATAAAAACATACCAGGGAATTGGTCCTCGCCTATATTTTGAATACAGATTAACGCACTTTCACCGATGGTATTGTTTTCTACCGAATAATAAATCTGTGGCGTACTGCCCAGTTCTTTGCCTCTATCTTCAATATATTTGCAAATATCTCGAAGATGTTTTACCTGTTGCTGTATAGGAGTTAGGTTGTGATACCACTCTGCTACCTGTGTCATTGAGGGCAATTCGAATACCTGTATAGCACCGTTGTCGCCGCCAGTACCAAGACTAGGATCTAGACTTACTAGATACGTGGCTCGCGGATCAACGTCTTTATACCAGCGAGTCTGTCCCATATTCATTGTAGGTTCTTTGCCTTCAAGTTCTGCTAGTTTTACAGCATTGATTAGAGTTTCGTCATAGATCAAGAATTCGCAA